GCACCATAACCATCGTCAACGGCTAACGAGAACGAACCGAGTCCAGCCTTGTCCATTCCCCCCTCTTTAACTTCACCATCTTTGGTTGCAGTCCCTGCGATTGTAATGACTTTCATAATTCTAACTCCTTTTTGCGATCATGATGGGCTTCAACCATGCGGTTAAAGTCTTCCTCTGAAAGACCGACTTGGTTTATTGTTTTGACGTATTTTGGTTCAAACTTTTCAAACGCAGCCGCGCTGCAACCATTGCTATAGAAATCAACAACCGCTTGCACCCGGTCTTCTGGCGCTATGCTCATTGGGGTATGCTTTGGCGCTATTGTTTCGTTTTTGCGTTCAACACCCACCATTTCGTTAGCAGAAGCATATGTGCCGCCATGTAGCCCAAGCGAAGCCAATGCGCGTCCAATCGCAGATGTTTCGCAAACTTCCAAGGCTGATGTTTTTGTTATGTACGATGAACCGCGTATTTCTTCCGCAAGTCCCGAGCCAACAATAAATCCGTCTTTGTCTTTAATGATCGCTCGAACCACCACTGTTTGCTGGTCATTATAAACCAACTCTGTTTCGATGCCGTAGTTGCCGCCAAACGTAATTCGGAAGGCTTCCATTCGTGTGGAAACCTCTGTGTATGATTTGCCGCCCTTTTGCATAACGCCGTGAGATTTGTTTAACTCACTGACAAGCTCCATAGCATCGTGGAATTTTTTGATCTCGGTCATTGTTGATCTCCCTCATATTCTCTTATTATTTTGCTAATTTTTCCAATTGCATCGACAGGAAAGTTTAGCTTGTTATATTCTTCGAAGGTAATTTCTTTACGCTCGAATTTGTTTGTAACGTCCATCCAGTTCGCATTTAACATCGAATACATATTGCTAATTAATAACTCTTTATCTTGTGCGTTCATTGTTATTTCTCCCATTGTCTGCATCTTGGGGTTTACAATAGATAAATGCGGGTGTAAAGCATAAATTGCAAATAATTGATGGAGATTTAAATGCTAACGCCAGACGAAATTCGTGAAAAGTTGGTTGACGTAAACATGAGCAAGATTGCTAGGGAAACAGGTTTGACGCGCCCGACGATATATAAATTTCTAACCGGGGCTGAAAATATGCAGTATGATACCGTGAAGAAAGTTTCGGAATATTTTGAAAGGGAAGGGTAATGTCGCACCAAATGACGGCGCTTGCTATGGAGCAGGACTTAGCCCCTGCCCCAAAGATTGTTCTGTATTGGATAGCTAACCACCACAACGGCGAAACTGGCTTGTGTTTTCCTAGCATAAACAGGCTGGCAAAGGTTTGCAGAATGTCCCGGCGATCCGTTGAAAAACATATAGCCGATTTAGCAGGGCTTGGCCTCATACAGGTGACACAAAGGTTTCGCCCAGAAGGTGGCAAGACTTCTAATAGCTACCAGTTACTTCTTAAGAGTTCCCAAGACTTCCATACCGATGCGCAAAATCTGCGTATACCTACGGCAAAAACTGCGCATGGGGATACGCAAAATCTGCGCATGAATAACCTTGGAAGAAAGAACCTTGGAATAGAAGATAATATATTGGTCGAAAAGTTTGATGATTTTTATAAATCCTTTCCAAGAAAGACAGCGAAAGGATCGGCACGAAAGGCTTGGGAAGTTGCAGTTGCAAAGACCGACCCTGATGTTATTATTTCCAAAGCCGCTTTGTTTGCGGCGAGTGTAGATGGCAAAGACAAAAAGTTTATCCCGCATCCAGCTACATGGTTAAATCAAGAAAGATGGGATGATGAAATATTCGCTCAAGCAGACAGCGAACAAGATCAACAGAACTTAGTGCATAAGATATTTGCAGAAATGGTAAAGCCAAATGCGTGATGAACAGATACAGGAACTAACACTTAAACTTCTTAGCCGCCTTAACCCACCACGGGCGCTGACAGGCCAAGCACAAGCAATCAAAGATGAAGCAACCTTCCTTTCCAAGTGTATAAACAAGGTAGCTCCAAGCTACAATTTGACTGATTGGTTTGAAGAGTTTGAAGAGGCCGTGCTGGGTAATTTAGAAACTAGAACTTGGCCGACAGCTAAAGAGCTTTCCAAAGCTGCGCAGCAAATACGAAAAGCCAAGCCAGTCTTTGCAGATGATAGCGTTGAAGCTGAATGGCTATTGAACCCGGTAACAATAAACGCAAAGCGCATCCAAGGCGGTCATCCGGTTTGTGAAACGTGGTTAAGCGGTAAACGGGCGCAATCAATGCTGGCGACTGGTATGATTACTGATGCTGATCTTAATCGGTACAAAAAAGCGGCAAGGTTGCAAAATGAGCAATTGTATGCTTAAATTCAGATACTGTTCTTCCAGACAGTCTGCTCTGGTCAACTTGTCCTGTTGTTGACCGCCACCTATGACAGAGGGAAATCCTCCCAAAACTTCCCTCTGTCATTTTTATTAGCGCACCCTGAAAAGGACGTAAACGATGAATGAAGATGATATTTCCCCTAAAGTAGGGGAATCTGCGGAACCAAAGGCTGCTGGTAATCGTGGCAAAGGCAGAAAAAAAGGTGTTCCAAATAAAAACACAACATTGCTAAAAGACGCAATTTTAATGGCTGCGGAAAATGCTGGAAACTCTTTGGGCAAAAATGGCATGATTTCATACTTGGAAGTTCAGGCGAAAGAAAATCCCGGTGGGTTTATGAACCTCATGGGAAAGGTTCTACCAATGCAGGTCAATGGCTCTGGAACTGATGGTGAGCATATTATTACCTACAAATGGCTAAACGATGCAGACAAGGACAATTGATTACCTTCCGCGACGCCATGTAAGGCCATATCATGCGCGAAAGGAACGCTGGGCGGTTATCGTGGCCCACAGGCGCTTTGGCAAGACGGTTGCGGCTATAAATGACCTAATACGGGACGCATTAACAATACCGCGCGAAAAGGTGCGGGTTGCATACATTGCGCCGTATTACCGACAGGCGAAAGCTATCGCTTGGGATTACTTGCTCGAATATACAAAAGATATTGATGGTGCTGTTGCCAATGCAAGCGAATTGCGTGTGGATTTCCCTAATGGTTCCCGCATACGTTTATTCGGCGCTGATAACTACGATGCGATGCGTGGTTTGTATTTTGACAGCGTTGTGCTTGATGAACCCGCTGACTTCCCGGCCAATGCTTGGCCTACTGTAATTCGTCCCAGCCTTGCCGACCGTAAGGGCCGCGCCACGTTTATTGGAACGCCAAAAGGCAAAAACGATTTCTGGGACATTTATCACCACGCACAAAGTGACCCTGATTGGTTTTGTGCGATGTATAAGGCCGACGAAACGGGCGTCTTGGACGATGAAGAATTAGCAGAAGCCAAACGCACTATGGGTGAAGATCGGTATGCTCAAGAGTTTCTTTGTTCTTTTGAAGCGGCGATCCAAGGCGCATATTATGGCACAGAAATGAAAAAAGCCAAAGAAGAAAGGCGTATATCAAATGTTCCATACGATCCCGGCGTGGGTGTTGTTACCGCTTGGGACTTAGGTATCGGCGACAGCACGGCTATTTGGTTCGCTCAATATGTCGGTAAAGAAATACGCTTAATTGATTATTATGAAAGCAGCGGCGTTGGTTTAGACCATTACGCTAAGGCTTTGAGTGAGCGTGGATACCATTATGATCGGCACATATTGCCCCACGATGTTCGCGTGAAAGAGCTTGGCACAGGTAAAAGCCGTTTAGAAACTTTAGACGCGCTGGGCATTAAAAACATAGATATTGCGCCACGGCTGGGCATCGAGGATGGCATACAAGCCGCTCGTTCTATGTTGAACCGTTGCTGGTTTGATGAAGAAAAATGTGATCGAGGCATCGAGGCGCTTTTGCAATATCGGCGTGAGTTTGACGAGCGCATGAAGTCTTGGCGCGGTAGACCTTTGCACGATTGGACTTCTCACGGGGCAGATGCGTTTAGATATTTGGCTGTTGGTTATAAGCCTGAAGTCGAATGGGGCGCACCAATCAAGCGCGGATTGCGTGGAATAGCATAATGTGATAGGTTGCTATTAACTTTCTGAGGTTTG